CGGTGTGCACGTGCGGGCCAAGCCATGCCGACCCGGTGAAGTCGCCCCAGGTTGCCGCCTCCGCGATGAACGAGCCCGCCGCGACGACGGTGCCGGGCTTCGCTGTGCGGTTGTAGAGGTGGCAGTACCCGGAGTAATCGCCGAGCCCGTGACGGATTGCGAGAGTCAGCCCGACGACGGAGGAATGCCGCCATGGCTGCACGGTGCCGCCGCGGTAACACGGGATCTTCTCCCGCCCCGCGCACGCGATGTCGTGCCCGTGATGCCCGCCCGAATAGAACGGGCCCTTGATGCCGTACAGATTGCGCCAATGGGTGACGGCATAAAACTCTGCGATGGACATGATGCCTTCCTGGTACGCAAAAGCGGGGACCTCGAAAGGCCCCCGCATGAGGGTTCTGTTTCCGTTTCGGATCAGGAACGGATTGCCGATAGGCTCGGGCGAGAAGTGGGGGGAATAATGGCTGCATCGCAGGTCGAAGGCGTGAGCGCACCGCGAAAAGGCTCTAGGCGAATTCCGTCCCTCGACGGTCTTCGAGGGCTCGCGGCGTTGGCTGTTGTGTTTGGCCATGCGCGCCTGATTATCATGCAGAACGAGCCCAGTGACTTCTATGCCCTGCCTGTCATTCGGGAAGCGGTCTACCTGCTCGGGGCTCTTGGCGCGCATGCCGTCTGGCTGTTTTTTGTCTTGTCCGGGCTCGTTCTGACGCGAATGATGCTCGGCTCGAAAGCCTTCGACTATGGAAATTACCTACTCGGTCGGCTCGCCCGCCTTTACGTCCCGGTCGCGGCAGCGGTCGCCTTCGCGTTCCTGACGATGCTCATCGTCAGCCGAGATGTCGACGGACTAGGACAATGGGTCGACAATCACCCCAACACGTATTCGCCTAGCTCGATCCTGTATGACCTGACCCTGATCAGCGGGTCGAGCGGCAACGTGTCGCCCCTTTGGTCCCTCCGTTGGGAGGTCCTGTTCTCTCTGCTGCTGGTCCTCTACGTGTCCGTGATTCGGAAGGTTCCCCCGCTGCTTGCGGTGGTGGCCGCGATCGTTCTGTGCGCAGTCGGTCAGTGGGCTAATAGTTCCGTGTTGACGTTCATGAGCATGTTCGCAATCGGCACTGCGCTGGCATACGGGTGGGACCGTCTGGCGGCCATTCGGGATGCGTTCGAGATCCGAATGGGGCGCAACCTGTGGCTCTATGGTGTCGGCGTTTCCCTCGTGTTGGCGTTGACCGTCGCCCTCCAACTGTTTCCCGTTTTGCTCGCGTCGTGGGGTTTGTCATCTCGGGTGATGGGCGGTCTGAGCATGGGGGCGTCGATGGCCGGGCTGACTGCGTGCATTGTCCTCGTTGGCCTAGCAAAGCCCCTGCGCGTGATCTTCGAGTCGCGGATCATGCAGTGGTTTGGTCTGATCTCATTCAGTATCTACCTCGTGCATGAGCCGATCCTGCTCGCATTCACGTACCTGTTCGACGCGGCGCCGTTCGCTATCCTCGTTGCCCTGGTGCTGGCGTTCCCGATCGCCCATGTTTTCTACTGGGCCATCGAGAAGCCGTCCCACACGCTCGCACGACGGTTCAGTAAGCGGGCACCGGGTGAGCCCGTGCCTACGCCGTCAGTGTCAGTCCAGTAATCGCGCGCGCCGACCCCCATGACGTGAGTGCTCCAGATGCAGGTATGCCAGCGGTCAAGGACGACATCTCGCCCGCGAGTCGAGATGACCTCACCATCTCGCTCGAGGACACGCCAATCTGGACCGTCGCGTTGTCAGACCAAAGCGCTAGCGCGTACTCGCCGGGTGGCAGGTAAGCGGCAGTCATGTCGATCGACATGGTGCCAGCCACGGCAGCGGTAGATGCCGAGGTCATTGCACGGGTGAAGTTGAGTCCATCCATGCGAACAACCGCCGCGATGACGTTGCCCGCTGCGACATCGACACGCAAGTTCGCGTAACGGTACACTGCGCCATCAGCGAGGGAGAACCTGTGGAACTGCGCCCGCTGTGCCACCGACCATGCTGCGGAAACTGCCCCGATTGCAAGCAGACTTGCCGGGGGAACAATGAAGGTTGGCACGCCAGACGGACGCTGCCAGAGGGACGCCGGCCGCATATTCTTGCCTTGCGTTCCAGCGTTGCCAACGAAATAGGGCGTGCCGTAGTTGTTCGTGCCGTCAGTGTTGATCGCGCTTGAGTCGAAGAAGTTGCCCACGGAAGACGTGTCCTCGCGGTAGATCCCGCCCGGGTTGGCTCGAGCGATGCGCATCGAATGCCCGAGAGTCGTGAACGTGTTGTAGTTCGACCCGTAGAGGTCGATGTCGGGATAGAAGTTGCCCTGCTTGTTCCCGCGCTCGAACCCACACGATGAAACCGTGTTGCCGTGCGAGTTGTCGAGGCGGATACCAGAGCGGCCCAGGTTGTAGAACGCGGTACCGGAAATGTTCATCTGGCCACAGTCGATCATGCGGATTCCATACCCCGTCATGATCGACTCATAGGAACCATCGATGTAGCCGCCCGTGATCTTGGTACCCCACGTCTGCTGCATCCGATAACCCGCACCATCGCCAGTGGTGGGCACGACATCGACGGCAGCGAACGACCAACCGTTGGCGATGTTCGACATATCGACGGCTGCCCGAGCGCCCGTGTACGGTGCCCAAATGTAGCTGTCTACAACGTGCCCATCGGTAACGCCGTCGATGACGAGGTGCCCGTTGCGAATCCACACACGGTTCAGTTGCGGCATGAACGAGTTGCCGGCAACTGCCGCATCCTTTCGGAACCGGACACCACCGCCGCCTGCTGATCCGTTCGGCAGATTCACCTCAACGTCCTTGATCACTGGCTTCGTGGGGCTCGTGAAGTCAATGTCGTAGGTTGTGCGCGCTCCCGCCGTGGTGTTCCGCACCGTTAGGTTCGTGATTGCCTGACCCTGCCCGCCAGACGCAGAGATCATGGTGATGTCTGTTGACGCGCGAATCTCAGTTGCCTTCGCGCCGCCACCACGCAGCTCAGTTGACGCCATCAGCACCAGTGTGGCCGTGATGTAGTAGATCGCGCCCGGAGTGAGCCGAACTGAACCGAGATCGCCGGCAGCGGTGATGCACGCGTTCAGTGCGGCCGTGTCATCTGCAACGCCATCCCCGATAGCGCCGTAGTCGCGCGGGTCAAGCCCGAGCTTGCGATTGAAGAGGGCGGTGAGGGCTGCGAACGTGTCAGAGGTGGACGCGTTGACGTATCCAGCGGTTGCAGTGTCGTTCGCGACAGCGTTCACGCCGGGCAGGCCGATCGGACCTCGGGGGCCTTCGACCGTGGACTTTAGAAATGCTTTGCGTACCCATGCCATGTGCTACTCCCATTCCAAAAGCCAGCCGAAGTCGTCAGATGACGAATCGGAATCCAACCACCACGCACCGGGCACGATGTCGCCAGGCGGCGGGTCATCCCCAACCCACGCCATCGCGGGGTTCGCGGATAGCACGAGCAGGTCGGCGATTGGCCCGCCCGTGACGGGCACCCGTAGTTCCCACTCAGGGAAGTCGATATGTGTGAAGTTCTCGCCAGGGTCGAGGGATACGATGCGGATGCTGTAGTAGGTCGCCGGTCGAGTTGTTTCTGTTGTTGCCAGATTGACGGTGAAAGCGCCGCTGCCTGCTGCGATTGGTGCGCTGACGGTTCGCGCAGACAGAACGTATCGGTCTCCCGTTATGGCGGGTTGAGACGGGATGAACTGAATCGCGGCCCCTGCAAGGGACACCGATTCCAGCCCGAAAGTGCTGACATTGCCGGTAACTGTGGGCATGGGCCCTCCAAGGGTCAGGGTAGAAGCGGGCTCGGCCCGATAGTGGGGGGCTGTGTGAATTGGCTAGTTGGTGCGCCAGAGCTTGCCGCCCGAATCGACGTGGACATTTGCCGCGGCCCCAGATTTCAGCGGCAGCGTCGTGGTAATGCCGCCCCCCGCCCACAGCGCCCCGTCCACCTCGAGGTCTTCTGTAGCGAGGGCGACGGCGATTCGGAGGTAGTTGGCTCGGACTTCGCCGGCGCCGGAAGTCATGAGCGAGAGGTGCCCGCTGGTGGCTGTGATGCCCGCGCCGCCGTTGCCGGTGTTGGGCCCCATCTGCAGCAGCCCGGCGATGATCCTGCCGCCGGCGGTGAGGGTGAGGTCGTCCTCAAGGGTTGCGGCGCTCTTAACCGCGAGCGTCCCGGTGATGTCCTGATTGCCCTGTACGTGGTGCGCGCCGACTTGCGTCGTGTCACCCTCCAGCCGGGTGGTGCCGCGCACTGTGAACAGGCCAGTGAACAGTGCAGTGCCCGACGATACGAGGTTGCCGGTGATCGTCGTCGCGCCCTCGAGCAGGAACGACCCGACGATCTTGAGCGTGCCCGTGACAATGAGCCAACCGGTTACTTTCTGCGAGCCCTCCACCAGCAAAGACTCGTTGCCGATGAACCGGGTGCGACCCTCGACTGACGAGTTGTCCAGCGGCGACATGGTTCCCAGTTTGCGAACGGCCGCCCAGAGATTCCGCAGCTCACGTTTGCCAGAAGCGTCATCGATGTAACCCATTAGGTGACCTCTCCAATCATTTGCACGGTCGGCGTGACTTGTTCGCCCTCGTTGCCCTTGAGCGCGACCACTCTTAGGGAATGCCAGCCAGTTGGTATATACGGGCTTGTCTCGACATGGACGCGGAGTATGTCGCCGAGGTCGATCGATTCGACTGGGGCAGCCTCGGTGGATGCCTGCAATTGAAACGACCACTGAAACGTCGGCTTGTACCGGACCCGCGCGGCCTCCAATGACATACCCGCGAGCACGGCCTGGTTCGCCTCGTTGTCGATCTTCTGCTGCGTGTCGCGCGCCGGAATCACCGGAGGCAAGCCTGCACCAGACGGAATGCCGCCCACTGACATATCAGCGCCGGAACCCTGCCCAATCGAGAACATGCCCGTGAACTGCTTCACACCATCGCGGCCGAACCTCACGCGTGTCAGCACGGGCTTCTTCGCGTTCAGGTAGAAGTCGGCCGTCTTGCCGATGAGCAGAGGGGCCGCATCCGAACCGGCAACCAGCACCCACTCAAATGCGGTGTCTGACTTCCATCGAGGCTTGAAATAGAAGTCGACGCCGCCCTGTACTTTGCGCCGGTCAGAGATTAGATCCGCGACCGTCTGGAAGTTGAAGTTCTCAGCGGTCAACGACTGCGAACCAGACTCGGTAAGCCAAGGCAGAACCACGGGCATTGGGTAATTTGAAGTCGGACCAATTAGACCGGCCGCAACAATGTTGCAGATGATCGCCCGGTGAGAGAGCCCAGAAAGTTCAAGCTTCCCCGGCCGATGCGCACCCTCGTCTGCCCAATACGAACCGACGCCGAACGGGTAACGCTCAGCAAAGAACGACTCAAGGTCAACATGCGCGACCGTGAGCCGCCCAGTGTCGTGATCGAAATCCGGGGCCGCGTTGATGATTCCCAGATACCGGATCACCTCGTTACGCTCCACAACGAGAGAGCGCGAATGAGGCGCCGTGAAGTCCCACCATTGCGCCTGAGTGAAGTCGTCAGCACCAAGCTGGAAAACGGTACTGCCAGCATCGCCACCATCCAGCGAGCACGACCATGGCCCAGACACAGGGTCACGTAGACGCTGGATCTTCGCCCCGGTCTGTGTGTCGCAAATCCAATATCGCCACATAGCCACCCCTTACATGAACGTGTCGAGCAGAAGCACCGACAGAGAAGCCGTGCCAGAAACGGGCGTCACAGAAACCGCCACCGACGCACCGCCCGGAATGGCGAGCAGGTCAGCCCGACCCACCGAACCGGACACGATCAAACCGTTGATGCGCAGGTAGCCGTCTGCCATGTCAACGACGTGCGGAACACCTGATTCCAACGGGGCGGTCACCGTGTAGCGCTTGCCGGCCGGAAGGTTGATCGTGTAGCCACCAGGAGCAGAGCCCGTCACCGTGATGACGGGGGAGGCTGGGAAGCTGCCGTAGTGGTAGACGACCGGAGCCGCACCACTGAACGTGTGCGACTCACCAAACAGGCGCGGATTCGCGAGGAATAACTCCATGGACGCTCGAGCTAAGTGAATGCCACCCGGCGCACGCTGCCAGGTCGGCCTTGCATCGCCCGCACGCGCCATGCCCCAGAGAGTCTGGCCGGCCAACTCCACCGTCACCCGCCGTGAGGTGCCACCAGCCAGCAACGCCTTGAACGCGCGGCCGCGGTGCCCGAGCTCCGCCGCATTGTTGGCGTAGGCATTCGCGGTGAAGTCGACAGTCCGGGCCTCCATGAACGTGGGCACATCGAATTCGCCGTGGCCCTGAGGGATCGGGTTGGAGGTGCGGCGCATGTGCACGCCGTCCTCCCATCCGTCCAGCGTCACCAGGTACTCGCCGGTGCGGAACCCGTCTCGGGTGCCTTTGAAGTGGAAGTCGCCGATGGTGAGCCGTGTCATCCGTACCTCCTAGATTCAGCGTTGATTCTCGCTATGACCCGGTTGGCCAGAGACTCCATCGACTCATTCGGAATGCCCGTGATATCGATCTGAAACGAGTTGCCACCAGATACGGCCGGCGTGGGAGTGATGCCGCCCTCAGCCATCGCGGTGACGCCCATGCGCCGCATCGTCTCCAGCAGGATCGCCATGGAGCGCGCGGACCCGTCGAGGGGAATGAACGACTCGGGAACGTCGCCGCGATCACCCACCACCCGCCACGTCGACGGCGGCACCACCTGCGCGGTGTGAGACATCGGAGTGAGGCCGTTGAAGCCACCCTGCGCCATGAACTCGACAACGCCACCCTTGGCCTGCTTGAGAACACCCGAGCTGGTCTGTGCGGTCCCAGATATCTGGAACCCATCCCACCGGTTGAGCAACTCCCGCAGCTTCGTGTCAGCCGGTTCAACGTTCGCGTCGATGACGACCGTGCCATCAGGCAGAGTCGTGATGCGGTCCGCGAGGCCCTGCACCTTGCCCTGCTGCTCCTCAGCATTCGACCCAAACGCGGTCGTCGCCGACGGAGGGGTTTCCAGCACGGTATCAATGAGCTTGCGCGCCTGCTCCTCCGTCAGGCCCATCTGTGTGAGCTGCCCGACAAGAGCCTCCGTCGATGTCGCATAACGGCCGGCCAGGTCTTCCTGACTCTCGCCCGCCGCCGCCGCCGCGCCAACCTCATCGCCCATCGCCGCGATAGACCCGCGCACCTGATCCTCAAGCAACTTGCCCGAGTCAGACGCGCGGATGTTCGCCAGGTCAATACCTTCGAGACCGAACACTGCCCCTTCGGAGGTGACGCCGACCTCATCGATCGCACTAGCGAGGCGCAGTGAAGCATCATTGAGATACCCCATTGCGATAGCACCATCGCCGAACTCATTCAGCTTCGAACGCGCTTCCTCGATCCCCGGCAGGAGACTCTTACGCATCGTGTCGGCCGCATTGTTCGACACAGCATCGAAGCCCTGCATCTCATCGCGCATGCCCTCAAGAGCCGACGTGTCAGCGAAGGGATTCACGAACTTCTGAATGCCAATCAGGAGCTCGATCATCTGCGCGCCCGGCCCGGACACGAATTCCCCGAGAGCCTCCGCGCCGCCCGCTGACGCCTCGACCAGCGTCACACCGAAATCGAGCGCACCATTTGCAAGGTCGAAGAAGAACTGCAGCATCGGCCCGCGGTTCGAAGATATCCACTCAGCAGCGTCTGCCAGTGGATCGGAGAACGCGGCCGCGAGAGCACCCTTCATGCCGTCCGCGGCGACCTCGATGTTGCGCGAGGCCTGCTCCATCTTCGTCGCGTCATTGTCAGCGAGAGTGTCGAACATCCTCTGCGCTGATCCCGTCACGCCGTTGAGCTGGTCAACAGCCGACGACAGGTCCATGTTGAACAGAGCCGTGCCGAGGTCCTCCGCTTGTGTACCGAACAACGCCACGGCTGCCGCGTTGCGCAACACCGGATCTTCGGTCTCGCGAAGCTTGTCGAGCACAAGCCCGAGCCCGTCGTTGGCATCCTGACCGCCGCGTGAGATCTTCGCAGTCATCTCTTCAGCGTTGAGCCCGAGCGCCTGGAATCCCTCAGCCGAAGCCTTCGAGGAATCGGTCGCACGGATCTGGAATTCCTTCAGAGCATCCGCAGCGAGGTCGCTGTTGCGCGCACCAGCATCGAGGCCCTGATTCATGAGACCGAGTGCCTCCTCGGCAGACAGCCCGAGGCGGGAGAACGTGGCCGGGTACTCGGTGAACGTATCGATCAGGTCCTCGCTGCGGTTCACGCCCTCGCGAGCACCAGTAGCCAGGATGTCGAAAGCATTCTGAGCCGACTTCGCAAGGCCCGTGTTCAGCATCGTCGTGACGGCCGCCGCGATTGGGCGCACATCTTCACCGAGGACGCCAGCAATGCCAGACAACCCTTCGACTACCTTCTGCGCGCTCTTCGTGGAGGTGTTGGCGTCGATCAGATCGAACTGCAGCGCGAGGCGGGCAGTGTCCATGTTTGCCTCGACAGAATCGCCGAAGACGTTCGCATAGGCTTCGCCGGCGGCGCGGCCCAGACGGAGCGCGTCAGCCTCCGAGATGCCCGTCAGCGCCTGCAGCCGGTCGTTGCCGACCTCGACCTGCAGTCCATCCTGAATCGCGCCGCTGATGGCCTTGCCGATACCAACCGCTGCGAGGATAATTCCACCCGCGATGGGAATGGCGACCAGCGCCGAAATGAGAGTTTCCTCGATGTCGCCGCCGACAGCATCGCCGACCTTCGCGCCGGCGCCGCGCGTAGCAGAGTCAAGGCCGCCCGCGAACGACTTACCGCCCTTATCACCAGCCGTGCGCGCCTTCGACGCGAACTTATCCAGCTCGCCCTCAGCCTTGATCGTCGACGCATCGATCTCAATCTCGTTCTTCGCCGTACGCAGGCCGGTCAGGTTACGTTCGATCTTCGAAAGCGCAGCCTCAGCACGACGAACATCCGCCGTCACCTCAAGGCCACCGAGCGCACGCACCTCAAGATCTGCGAGACGCTGCTTCGCCCGGTCAAGGCTCTTCTCCGCCCGAGTCACATCCGCATCGAGCTTCAGGGAAGTGTCCTGCGAGACGAGCTTCTTCGCCGCAGACTCAACGCGGCCCATGCTGGCCAGCGCGCCCTTCCCATCAGCGGTGACCTTCGCCTCGATGGGCTTCTTCTCGATCCGCTCACCAATGGACTTGACGTCCTTGTCGGCCTTCTCGACCTGCTTCGTGTCAGCAGTGAAAAGTACCTCGAGCTCTGCGGCACGTAGCGCCATGAGTTACCTCCGGGTTAGTACCGCGCGCAAGCGCGTCGGGGAATCGATCAGGCTGAAAATCACCGCCCGCACACCGGGCCACGGACGTGCAAGTACTGCAGGGTCGTACAGGTCGATGCCGCGCTCAGCGAGCTCAGCGACGACCAACCGCCAGTTGGTTACGAGCGCCAGAAGCGAACCGTCGATCTCGGCCGCCGGCGTCTCGCCTGGCAGCGCGTCGGGCGCTTCGGGTTTCAGATGTTGGGGCACCGGCCTGTAGTCCGCATACCACCCTTCGGCATCAGGTTCACCGATGCCGTACGGTGCCCAGTCCTCGGCGGTGTTCAGCCTTTTGGGGCCGCACCACCTGCAGTGCTGGGCGTGAGGTCACGAGGCAGCCAGAGCAGCTTCGCGAGAGTGTCCGCGTATTCCTTGCCGCGCGCCCAGTAGAAGACCGCGTAATAGGCCACACGGTCAATCGTCGCGGCCGGCACCTCGTCGGCCACCATCGCCGCATAGGCATCGCCCAAGGCGGGGTGCTCGTCGCCGATCGTGTCGAGCATCGCCTGAACCTCCGCGGGGAGTTCGCCCTTGACGAGCCCCAGATTCACCTCGCCGCGAACCGCCGCGGCAAGGATCATCTTCGCGGCCTCGACCGTGGGGGGCAGCACCGTATAAGTGCGACCCCCCAGTTCGAGCTTGAGGTCGGGCGCTACCCACTCGCTGAAGTCGACAGCGCCCACGGGTTACGCCGCCCGCGTGTAGTTGAGCGCAGCCGACACGCCAGCCGGCGTGGTGACGACAACAGCGACGGTCCCTGCGGTGTCGCTCGGGAGCACGGCCACAATCGTCGTCGAGCTGATCACGGCGAACGAGCTCGCAGCGATCGCCTTGAACGTGACCGCAGTCGCACCGGTGAGGTTCACACCGGTGATCGTGACCTGCTTGCCAGTGCCCGCGGGGTTCGTCGCGGGGGAAGCAGCCGACACGCTCGAGAGGGTCGGACCGGTGACAGCCCAGCCCGCGAACGGGTTAACGATCTTGTCGTAGGGCCCCTTACCGGTGAGGGTGATCGACAGGACCTCGATCTCGCCGTTCGGCCCCGAGTTCTGACGAGTCGTGGAAACGGTGAAGAAACCGCGACCGGCATCATTCGGGTTCGGTGCACCGGATTCGGGCTTGTGGTACCAGCGTGCATCGAGCACCGCCGATTCACCCTTCGACTCAGGTCCGGTGCGGGCGAGGACAGCCTCGACCTCGGGCAGGTACAGCCCCGTGGTGATGCTGCGGTTCACCTGGGCGTTGAACGAGTGGTTGATGCTCCACCCGGTCACGTCCTGGTTCGCGGCGCCGAGGTCATCGTACGTCTGCGCGTCCTGCGTGGTGGGTGTCGGGCTCGGCTGAAAACCGCTGATGCGGCGCACCGGCTGCCAGACCGGCACATCGTAGGTGCCGAGGTTGACGTCGATGCCGTACTCAAAGCTCTTGCCGAGCGTCGAGCCGGCGGGAAGGGGGACTTTACTAGCCATTGAAGGCCTCCAAATTGTCTAGGGTGATGAGGTAGTTCTCGGTGCGTTCTTCACGCCTGTTGTCATCGGCACCAGCTGGTGCCATTGATTGGCGACTGATGCCGCTAATCCCTCCCACGCGGGAAAGTCCATGGAGGGCATCGAATGCCGGGGCGGCGAGCACGTCGGCACCATCGGGTCGGCCAGCGCCGCCGCGCAGCCGAAGCTGCACGCGCCGCCACCCGAGGTGCCGCTCGTCGGTTGAGCCGTACACGCGAACGCCGCACGCCGTGTCAGGTGCGGCACCGAGCGCGCCATAGAAGATGGTTACGGGGTCCGCTATCACGGGCCCCAGCCCGTCCGGGTTCCAGTCCCAGCCGGGGATCTCGCCGAGGATGGAGCAGATCAGCATGGTCAAGGTGCGATCATCCAAGAGCGGCACGCACCTTAGCCGCGATGATCGCGCCCGTGTCAACCTCTTCGGCGGCAGCCTCGAGGAATTTGGCCTGCTCGCCGGGCTTGTGCTGGTAGTCGAGGTTTTCGTGCTGAATGCGGGAAATATACGACTTGAACCCGACCTGCAGCGTGAGGTCATCCACGGTCGAGAACCCGGACTTGTCCGAGTCGCCGCCGTCGCTGGGGCTCTTCTTGCGCGCCGCCTTCAGAATCTCCCGGCCCGCTTCGCGGAGTCCATCCTGCGCTGCCTTCTCAACCAGCGAAACCACAGGGACATGCGTCTTCACGGCGACCTCCTACTTCAGGGACAGGACAAGGAACGAATCGAGGTCGTCCAGCCCGTTCTCGTCTACGCCGACAGCGAGAACTTCCGCCTGGCGCTCCCGAGCGCTACCGGGCCACACGGTGACGAGCGAGCCCACCGGGACATGTTGGGCGATCGGAACGGTCACCGACGACGACGACACGACCTCAGCCCCGGCGGCGTTGCGGACGAGACGCTGCTCGTCCTTCACTTCCGCCCTGACCGTGCGCGCCGCGTCGTACCCGGTGCCCATGCCACCAGACGGCTTGGCATTTCGGATGCTGACCGTGTGCGGATACCAGAACGGGTCATCCCAGCTCATGAATACTCACCCTCAGCCCACTCTCGACCGAAGACGCTCGCAGTCGGGAAGCTCCCCACGGGCAGACCCGCAGAAACTGCAGAAACCGCAACGCACAGCGACCGCAAGCCCGCGATGTCGTCAGGACTGAATGCCCCGCCGACATCCGCGTAGCTGATCGACGTCCCATTCCTCCCGCGCGACTTCACCCGGCGTGCACCTGGCGCCGGAACCTCAGCGATTACGCCTTTGAGGATCGCGATCGCGTCGCGCTTCCGGTCGTCGTCGTCAGGAATGGAATTGAGGCAGGGGGCGATGGAGCGCGCGCGCACCAGGATGCGCCGCGCGAGATCCTCGTCAGTACTGATTTCTTCCGGGATAATCACTCCACCGCCCCCTTCTCGTTACTTCTTGGTTTCGACTGCGACAGCCTCGGACTTGGTCTCGTCTGCCACTTCGGGCAGCTCGAAGACCTCGATGAGCCCCGCCGTGAGGAGGTGCGTCGCGTTCGCCTCGTCGAGAGCGTCGGCAGGGAACACGCCGCCACGGTCGATGTAACGCTCGTGGCTGTCCTTGCGAATGACCGCGACAGCGCCCTTGACCCGGTACGCCTTCGGCTTCCCGGCGGCCATCAGAGGCCCGTCCCGGTGATGGTGATTCCGGCGAGCGGCTCGGTGACGACCGGCACCGTGACGCGACGAACGCGCAGCTCGTACTTGTCGAGGGAGCCGGCACGAATGCTGGACACCTCAACCTGCGAGCCGGCGGAACGCACGAACTCCGGCGACTGCAGGTTCTCGTCGGCCATGCCACCGAGCTGATCCACGTCGAGGAACAGCGGGTTGTCGTTGAGGTAGGTCGGCGACGTGGTCCACGTGTACCCGAGCGCGTCGAACGGCAGGTTTCCCGTGAGGACGATGTTCGCCTGCTCCCTCGGGAACGCGCCTGCGTCCACGAGAATGCCGACGAGCTTCGCGAACTTCGCCGGCTTCAGGACAACGACCTGCAGGTCAATGCCAGTTCCGTCGCCGCGGAGTCCGTTCTGGGTCACGAGAGTCTCGAGCACCGAGCCGGGAGTCGTCCACGCAGCCGAAGCAGCCGCCGAGGACGTGACCTTCGACGCGATAACGGCCATCGATCGCAGGTCGACATCCTGAATGACGGTGTTCGCGAGCCGGACGAGGCCCTTGTTCACGTAGCTGATTCCCTCGCGGGAGATCTTCTCGTCGGAGATGTCGGTGCCCATGCCGCGCTTGTCGGTCTTCGCAGCGGCGATTTCGCCACTGGTGAGAACCGTCTTCGGGTAGGCCGAACCGGGCGCGATGACCTCGGGCGAGTCAGCGGCGAACAGTTCCTCGCCGGTCTCGTAGAAGATGCCGCCGCCGACCGCGTTGAAGCGGCCACGCAGCAGGAAGTCCG